CAAAAGGATAGTATTTATAACCTCTCCCTTTTAGATCTACAGCATTTGCAAATTTGTATTGTGGTATATAAGGATATTTTTCAACTGCATAATTAAGCCAATTATCATGATTTCCTTCTGTTATATACCTCTCTTTGCAATTTGCTTTATCAAGGGATTCATCTATCATATCCATCCCTTTATTTACATCTTTTACATCTCCTTCAAAATCTTTAATAAGATATTCCAAAGGAGGAGCCTTTCTTCTTTTAAATCTCCAAGCTGAGAAAGCGCTCCACTCTCCTACATCACCCAAATCTATATAAGCATCTGGTTTTACTATTTCTATTGTTTGCTTTAAACAATTAATAGATTTTTGGTCATGCAAGGGGAAGTGTTTATCAGGCGTAACAATAACCCTTTTCACAACCCCTTTATCTTTATTCTTCATATAACCTCTTAATTAGTTATATAATTATCAACCTGTATATTGTCCTCTTGTATATCTTACAACTCTAGTCTTAGGTTTTCTTCCTTTTTGACTTTTAGCTACACTTAAAATATTAGGTTTAGAACGTCTTTTTTTCTTGTGAGCCATTATTTATTTACCACCTAAATATTTACCTCTAGTTGTTCTTCTAACTTTAGTTTTAGGTTTTCTAGATTTCATTGTCCTAACTCTAGCTTTAGCTGCACTTGGTCTTTTACTAGCTTTTGAACCTCTTTTTTTTCTTTTTGCCATTACTTCTCCTTTTTTGTTATCTGCCTATATAGGCTATTACATAATCATTATTATCAACTGTCACTGCATCAAATGATCCATATATTATATCACCAGTCTCTACAGTAACTTGAGCTCCACTATAAGCTCCAGTTTTACTTAAATCATCACCCGCACCATAGCTTCTAGCAGATACCTCAGATGCTATATCTATGGCTTTTAGTGCTACCCAATATAAACCATCATTTTTACCAGTATGAGCTGTACTGCCATCAACAGTTGTAATTGTTTCATCAGCCCCTATCGTAAAAGCTCCATTTGTTAAAATATGAAATCCATTTTGTCCAAGAGCAACACTTGAAAGTTCAGCTCCTGTCCATTCATTTATACCTTTATGTGCCATTTTACACTCCTCTTATTAATCTTATTATGTCTATATATGCTACTGGAAAACCACTACTTGTTCTTAGCATAGCTACAGAATCAAAAAGTCCATATACTATATCTCCTGGTACAATTTCCATATAATTTACTAAAGTTTCAGGAGCATATAATCCATTTTTCGACAAATTATCTCCCTTTAAAGATCTTGCTTGAACACTAACTGTTTCTAAATTAACTGTACCGCAATTATGTATACCTATCCAATACGGAGTTTTATTAGAAGGTATATCAAGATATACTTTATTGTCTACATTTGTTCCAGGTCCTGCATGCCATATTGTATGATTATAAACTCCTATATTAGTATGATCTTTTGCTGCAAGATCAAATCCAATCTGATCATAAGCAAGAGCTCCTGATTCTGCCATTCCTAAATGTCTTATACCTTTATGTGCCATTATAATATATCCTCCACCCATTCATCACCTGCTAAAAATTCTACATAACCAGTAGATCCTGTTCCAGCAGACCCTCCTACATGTCCAGCAAGATCCATTTCATTTTTTAATAAAACATCTCTTCCTGCTTGTCCATATAGAAGATGAGCGTGAACTATTGGTGTTATATTGGTAAAACTCATTTAGTTAAATCCTTTCATCTATCCCTATATCTAAAAAACAATACATTATTTATACTGTATACATTGTATCTGTTAATAAATCTGCTTCTTCACAAAAGTTCCAATACATAAGATTTGTATCATGCAATTTTCCTTGTCCTAAATTAGGAATTACATTCCCTCCTCCTGCATAACTTGCTGTTGTATATCCAAAATCATCATTAATTCTTATGCTATATACTAAATCGTCATTAACATAGGCTCCACCAAAAATAGCTGCTCCACCGCTTCTTCTTATACAATTAGGACTTCTTGGACGACCATTATTATATAGATTCGCAATTTCATCATCAGTAAGTACTACCCTCCACATAGCCATATCATAAATTCTGCCACCCCAGCGTCTATTTCCAGATACAGTATTGTCTAGTCCAGCCTTTATTCCATCAACCATAAAAGCAACATTTGTATCACTAAAAGTTCCAGATTGCTTTGTCCCATTAATCCAAAATTCTGTAGTTAAACTACCACTTCCATCAGCAGTCCACGTACCTACAAGTTGATACCAGGTTCCAGTAGCCACAGTATCGCTATTTGCAACACCTACAAAGCTAGATTGATTATCAATAGTTGAAGAAAATTGAAGATTCCCTCCTCCTACAGAAAAAACTGCTCCATCTACATTATTAGCTCCTAAACCACTTCTAGCGAAACTAAGAATCGTATCATGGGTACTAAGACTGTCAGTTTTTATAATTGCTGACATTGTACCTGTATTCTGCATAATTGTAGTTCCTGCTGTTGCTAAATAATCATGTCCAGCTGCTGCTCCACCATCATTTCCATCAAAATCTAAGCAATATCTAGCTCTGCCAGTTAATGTTCTATATTCTGGAAATCTTGTTTTTGAAATATTATTTGATACACCTATAGACATGCTACCCTAAATACAGAAATGCTGCACCTGCATCAAACGCAACTGTTTTCCATCTTCCATATATAGTCATTCCCGCAAGCATTACATCTTGATTAATGGGATCACTATTTGTTCCTGGCCCACCTTGAGCATCTGTAGGCCAATCTGATTCAGCCGTAGTTGCATCTGAACTATCAAATACAGTGTCTTGTGTAAATTGAATAGCTACAACTACTTGTCCGCTAGGAGGCGTATAAGTACTTGTGTCTGATAAATAAGCTACTCCCGCTTGTCCTATTCCTATATTTTGAGCTTCATCTGCTGTATATTTATTTATACCACCTGCCATTATTTCTCCTTATTTCCTTGTCATTCCATGCCCCTGAACTATATGTGGTCCATATTTTCTAGATCCAGAAGCCTTTTCTAATTGTTTTGTAAATTTAGCAGTATAGTATTCATATAATTCTATATTACCCATTTCTTCTGCTAATTTAGCTCTCATGTATAATATTACTGCATTTGCTTGATAGCGTGTTAAATCTAATTCAAAAGTTTCATCTTCCATTGCTGTTATATCAGTCTTTATAGTGCAAAAATCTCTTTCTACTTTGTAAATAGCAGCACTTGTACTTGATTGACCAGAAGTAGTTATTGTTGTATCTATTCCTTCAGTTGATAAAGTATTTTCACCAGTATGACAGAAATATTTATTTGTAATATATATACCAGAATCAGATTCAGTGCCAGCATCTGCAGCTACAGAAGAAATTTCCCAAAATCCATTATTTGTTGAACTGCCTCCATTTCCTAAATAAATATAATCACCTGCACTAAATTGAGCATTAAGCCATATATTGCTACCATTTGCAGCAGAAATTAATGCTTTATTATCAGATACTGATGCAATAGTTATGTTACTAGAACCTGTAGCCTTTATAAAATTACCGCTAACTTTTGTATATGTCTCTAAAATTCCATTAGAACCTGTAGATTTTATTTTATGTATTCCATTCCATCTTTCACTACCTTCTACTAAAATATATTCATCATCACCCGCAGCAGTATAAGGAGATGCATCCCAATTAGCTACACCTGTTTCATGAGATCTTAAAAAACATAAATATCCACCAACGACAGTCCAACCATTAATATAAAACTTATTAGTTTGCAATCTATCATTAGATGCATTATGATATGTAGGAGCATAAGTGTACTCTATTTCTAAACCTTTAGCTACTGTAGAAGCAGGACTTTTATATTCACCTACTGTTTCTATACTACCACCACTTCCTGGTATCCATTGTCCTCCTGCTGCTTCACAAGTATCTTTTGTTGTGTATCCACCAAGAGTGCAATGAGCTACTGCTAAAAATCCACTACTTGTTGAATCTGCTTTTTCAATAAGAGCAATTTTATTTCCTTTATTATAATATGCATATTTCTTATAAGCCATCTGTATCCTCTGTTTCTGGTTCATAAGTAGATCTAGGAATGCTTTGATAATTATTACTACTATTTTTATGATTCTTAACTCTTATATCTAGTATTTTAACTGCTTCATCAGGAAGATTGTAAAATCTTTGTCCCTCTACTATATCTAATCTTGTTGTTTTTGTATGCGTTTCTGATAGCAAGTTCATTTCATCTAAAGCATCTTTTATATATGCTATAGCTCGCCCTGTTTGATTAATTCCTAATCTCTCCATTATATCTATTACTTTCATTATTCTGCTCCTTTTTGACTAGCTTGAGGAATAGGCGTAAAAGCCTTATCATACTGATTTTGTAAAGCTATTATATTTGCTTGTATCGCTTGCACTAATTCTAAATCTTCTTCATCTGTTGAATAAAAAGCCATTTTTGCTTCCAATGATTTAATAGCTGCATAGATAGCAACTAAATATACTAAATTATCAGAAAAGTATCCTATATCACTATGAGAATATAATAAATTTGCTCCACTTTTATCTGCTGGAAGATTATTAATATAATAAACTTTAAATGCATTAGGATCTGATCCTGGAGCAGGAAAAACATTTATTTTAGAATCTTCTAATATAGTATAAACAGGATGCAACTTTGAAGCATAGTGTATGCTATCTATATCTGTTACTCTTGCTTGAACGTCAGGAGCAGTATAGGTGCAAGATCTCCAATCATTGTTTGTGCCATTTTCTCTTACTACAGATATAATTTTAGCACCATTTAAATCTAAAGAATTATTAGATGTCTGTTCACTGCTTACTTTAATAAAGCTATTAAAATCTTCAGGATGGATTTGTAGCCATCTATTAGTTACATCAAGAACTCCATCTTTTAAAAATTGAGTTAATTCATTTTGAGTAGGATCGCTGCTGCCACTTATAGAAAACCCTGTTAATCCTGTTACTTGTTCTGCAAATGTAGCCATTATTCTTCAGGAAAAGTATTTAAATTAACTTCATCTAAATCTAAGATTTCATTCATTATATTAGCTTCATCTATTCCAGAAACATCAGATCCAGCTTGAGAAAATCCTCGACCAACCATATACTTATCAGCATCAGCCTTATGAATATTGAATAAATCATTAAGTGCTAGATCATACTGCTCTTGATTTATCACACCTGCATTAAGTTGATTTGTTAAATCTAATTTAATCTCATTAAATTTAGCAGTTTCCCTACCAATATTAAAAAGCTCTTGCCCTTGTATTTCCTCTCCTAATATTTCTTCAGCTCTTTCAAATGTTGAATATGAACCTTCTGTTCCCGTATCCGCCATCTCTGGTAACTCGCTTTGAGTTTTATAGTGTGAATATGGTGATGTCATTTCAACGTCACTGACTGTTGTTGGAATAAAAGGTAGACCTGAAACTCTAGGATCTTCTGTTGTAAGATCTGCTATCAAAGTTTGATGTCCTGATTTAGGATTTATGGACCAAATCTTATTATCTCTTTTTATAATATTTTGTCCAGGGTAATTTATTTCATAATAATCATAATCACCTTTAGTATAAGCTCTATCTCCTGGTATTGGATATTTATCTCCTTGACGCCACTTATAATCAAACCTATTAATAAGATTTTGAGTAGGATCAGTGCCATACATTTCACTATAACCCCCTGCCCCTAAATCTGCTTTACTCTCATCCTTAAATGGTATATCCTCGACATTTAAGATATCGTAATCTTCTATAAAACTTATATCTCCTATTGGCATATCTTGATCATGCTGAAATACTCCTATATCTGGGTTCCTGCTATCTTTACGCAAGCCATATCCTTCCATAGTTCCAGATTGTAAACCAAGACCTTCAACATGGCTACCACTTTTTATTTGGTCCATCAAATAACCAATTATGTTAGGATGCAATGGGCGACCAAACAAGGGATCTGTCTCGTCCATTCGTGGTCCTGTAGTTTCTAATTCCGTTGCTATATTTTGAAGATACGGCACAGTATATTGATCCAATATCTCTTGATATGCTTGATTGAGAGTTAGAGATGGTGTTTTTGGTCCATTTGCCATTTTATTTTCCTTCCTTGTAAGTATTCTTACAAATTCTTATTTTGCCCTTCTTCTTTTTCTTCTTTGTGGCATACGATCTACGAGAGGCACCTGTATTTAAGTTTTCGCCTCTATTTGAAGAAGAGCCATTATATATTGTTATCGTATCTGCCATTTTTTTCACCCTACCCCCTAGAAGAGAGATTATCTACTAGAGGGCAGGATTATTTTATTTAACTACTTATTACTGTCTACCGTGCTCGAAGCTATGCAAAATAACTCCTGCAGTACTAGCTGCTGCATGTTTTAAGTAAAAGAAAGGAGTTACAACTTCTCCTACATCAAATGAATAAGCAACTGCACCAGTAGGAGCAGTATTATCATATTCATATGTAACTGCACCATCTGCAGCAACTTTCACTTTCAAACTATGCACAGCGCCATCAATCCAATCTCCTGAAGAAGGAGCTGTAAGATCAGTAGCAACTGTACTAGCATTGTTAATTACAGTTTCTGATTTAACATCACCAGAAATTACATTTAAACATGCCATCTCATCATAGTCATCAATAGCGGCTTGAAATGCTTCAACTTTTCTAAGGCCAAATGCGCAATCATCAGTATCGCTTACATCTGTTATAGTAAAAGTAAGTTTTGCATAAAAAGCAGCTGCACCAACTTTGTACTTTTGGATTTGAGGACCTTTCCAATATCCTTTAGCATTTGGATCAGCCAAACACCATTGAATACCTTCATCATCAGCAGCATCATAACTATAATTCATACCAGCCGATGTGGCAACAGGACCAGCAGCAGTTCCAGCTGTTTGTGTTCCTATATTTTGTACAATTAATTTTAAACCATCATCATACATATGAACACAAGAAGCTGTGTCTACGCCGCCATGATCACCAACTACAGGATTATCTTCAAAATTAAAGATACCTCCGTCAGCTGCAGCTGAATCACCAACTTTTTTAGATACTTTATCATCCCATTTATTTGAACCATATAATGGATTTCCCATAATTTATCTCCTTATGACCAGATAGCGTGAGTTTCTGGACAACACCATTCCATTCCCGCTTCTGTTAAGATTTGATCTACTCTTCTGTCGACCCCAGAGTTTTCTAGTGTTTGCACACCTACGTAGACACCTGTATCTCTATTAATACCATTACCAACTAATGGTCTGTATGCACAATATTTCATGTTGATACCAATCATTTTAACGCTAGTACCATCTAAATGAACATTTCGTGCTACATTCATATCACCATAAATAGTTGATATAGTTGTAATATCAATACCGAACACTTTTTTCTTATCGCTCATTGCGAAATTTGCCTGTCCAGATCCATTAGCAATACCAACTTGTGGAGTTGGTGTTGTATTACCTGAATTAGGAACTACCATACCTACATTATTAGCAAAGTATCCAGATAGTTTATGTAGCCAATTGTAAACTGCTGTTGAACAGAAGAATACAGTTGAGCCAGCATTATTATATCTTGGATCTAACATTGCTGATAAATCATCTAGGAAAGAATCCTGTGATTTAGTTGTTAAGTCCATGCTAAATGCATTACCATATGTAGAAATAAAGTTTACAGCACCTTCAGTGGTATTGTATGTTGAACTTTGATTTCCAAATAATAATGAATTTTCAATATCCCATTTATGCTCAATTAACTTTTCTTTCCAGATTCTAGCCCACTCATTACCTTCATACTTAAGAACAGTTGCTCTATCAGTATTATTCATCACACATGATGTTTTGAAGATTTGAGTTTGACCGTGACCTGTTGAGAAAGGTTGATCTTGCCATGTTTCAGGATATCCAGATCCAGCTGCAAATGCTGTACCAACTACATAGCATTTAAATGCTTCAAGTGTTTCTGAACTAGGTGTAATACCCGCTAATGTAGCTGCAGCACCTAAAGCAGGAGATCCATCAGTAGCTGTACCAGTTGTCTCCGTTGAGTTCATGAAATTACAAGTTGCAGGCGCTTTTAAGCATGTAGCATTTACAATAGCCTTATTAATTGTTTGGCTATTAGCAGTTGTTGCTACGCCTTGAGTATCAAGATCCACAGAGTTAACTTTCCATAAAGTATATCCAGTTAGGTTAGAAACTTGATCGTTCTCAGTTCCTGTTGCACCTACGGGTACTTTTATGATTTGACCTGGGATGAAGAATTGAGGTTGTGTACCTTCAACACCTTCAGCGTAGGTATGTACTTGACCATAAATATTAGTATTGTTTCCATTACTATTATAGTCAGTAAAGAAACCAAAAGTATACACATCTCCAGCTGCTGGATTTGGTGAAGTGCTTCCAGGTGCCGTTGCTGGCACTGCTGCTGCACTTGAATCATAATCAGCTATGTATGCATATCTTTTAGTATATGACGAACGTCTTTCTGTAAATTTGAAAGATGGATCGTCTGTTGGTTTTTTTGCAACCATACTAACGAATCTAAAGAAAGGGTCTTGAGCCAAAGCTAATTCAGACACCATATCACCGAAGTTATATTTTCTTCGTAAGGCACCCGTATTAAGTTGAACTGAAGATTCGCCTCTTTCTATTGAACCGCTGGTATAATTACTACCAGTTACGTTTAATATATCAGACATCAGTCTATCTCCTTAATTAATCTAAGTTCCGATAGACAAAATACAATTATTTTGACCTACCCGAACAGGTTATCTGTACCACTATCGAATCCAAGAATATTTTCAAAAACCTCTCTATCTTGAGATTTATGTCCACTTCCTTGACTATTCGCTCCGCTAGCAGTTGTAGGCATATTCCGAGTATTTTTCATCTGATTCAACATGTCTTTTTTAGTTGATTGAGCTACATTTGCAGAAACTTTATCACGATTTAAAACATAATTGACATCATCTAGAGTCATTTTATGAGTTTTCGCTTTATCTTTAAATGTATCAAAATCCTCTTTAGACATTCTATTTTTTTTCATAAATGCTAATTCTTGCTCTTGCATTGTTTTAGCTTGAGCTATTTTTTGATTCTTAACTCTTTCGTTTTGAACCATTGAACCAACTCTTTTTTCAACTAAAGTATCAACATGAGCATTCATTAATTTAGCACTATCTGAATCAGGATTAGTCATAGCTTCTTGCTGATCAAATATAAAATCTTCTGGAATATCCAGTTTTTCTTGTATTGATGCAGCAGGTTTGCCACCACTTTGTAAATATCCACGAACATGGTCTACTAAACCACTATCATTTTTCATTGCTTCGAGCACAGGAACAAACGGTTCTACCGTTTTGAACTTGTCTCTCCACTTAACAGCTTCTCTACTACTATCAGTGTAGCGTTTTTGCCAGTCTGTGCTGTTGTGAGACTGCTCGACAACTCTATTGGAGCCTTCGTCTTTTCTATCGTGGGTTACCTGTACGGGACCACTTGGTTGAGTCGGGGTTACCTTATTGTCTTGTATTTGACCATTTACTTCTTGGTCTAATGAATCAAAGAACTCTTTGGAGCCTGTTCGTGGAGCTTTAGAAGAAACTTTTTGAGAAGCATTTTCAGATGCAGTCTCTAAAGTATTTCCTTGCATTCCAATAGCAGGGTTACCGCTGTTTTGGGAATTTGACATTATCCCTCCTTTATTTTATTCATTTTCACGTTTGTAGTTTATGTATCTTCTGGGCTATTTTCCAAGTTATTTTTTTGATTTTCTAACATATCTTGTTGTCTAGCCTTTACTAATTCTGTATTATTTGACATTACACTTTGAAGTAATTTTTGTTTAGCTGCAGTTTCTACGGTAGATTTATTCATAGAGCTTTTTACTTCTTCTTTCTTTTTAGTAATCTCCATTTCAGCGCTCATAACCTTGCCTTTAATTCCTGCTTGAACAAGTTGTCTTTCAAGTGTTTCAATAGTACCTTCTTTATCTTTAATAGCTTCTGATAATTGTTGTAATTGAGATTGTAATTGAGCATACATAGATTTTCTCTTAACAATATTCTCTTTATTCTTAATATCAGTTTCTGCAAGTAAAGCTACATCATCTATAACTCCTAATTGCATTAATTGTTTTAATTCTTCTAAATAAGCCCATCTATTAATAGGCATCGTAGATCCAGAAATTATTCTTATATCAAATTTTTGAGCAGAAATATCCATTGATTTTCCGATAGCTTCCCCCATATCATTATACATAGGAATATTTATTTCTTGAGTTCTTCCTTCTTGAATAGCACTAGGTTGAACTATTCTAAATCTTTTATGAGCAGTATAAGTTGCTTGAGCAAATTGAAGAACTACTTCTCCTAATTGTTTTAATCCTGTTTCTACAGAAGTTTTCATCCATTGTTTAATTCTTCTTGTTCCATATTCATCTAAAGCTAACATGCCTCTATAAGTTTCACTCGCTCCTCTTGAATCTCCCATCATAGAACTATATATACCAGCTAAATACTCCATGTCAGATTTACCTTCATTAACTATTTGGAAGAAAGCATTCGCAAGGGGTGCTGGTTGAACAGGAGTAGGGGGAATTACTCCAGGCCTTATAGGCAATAACGCTCCTGGACTTGCAGAATACTTCTCCCATAATTCTTCATCTATAGCTCCTTCTTCATACATCCATCTTAATGAAGATCCTAATGATGCATTATGCACCATAATTTGATGAGCTTTATTAATTTCTTGTTGCTTTCCTATTAATGGAGAAACAGCACTTATTGGATAAGGAGTTCCTGTCCATTTAAAATGCAATGGAATAATAGGATAATCTTTTACAGTATTTGGTAAAACTTGTTCATACAATAAAGCATCACCACACATACATGTTTGCTTTATTCTATTATCATAAAATCTTACACTATCTATAAGATTTTTTTCTAAAAATGGATCTTTTATTAAAATATTAAATTCTTTTTCAGTAACTATTTGATTTTCAACTTTCGATGCTTCGGCTTGTAACTTACTCATACATTCTTGTTTATAAGCCTCTAATTGTTGTCGCATCATTTTTAAAGCATTTTCCATTTCAAGTTGATATCTTTCAGGGAGCATTTTACCTTCTTGAACAGCTTGTTCCATTTGTTGTTTTTGCTCCATTAGTTGAACTTCCATTTCTTTGGATTGCTCTTCAACCATTACAGCACATTGTTGGCTAATTTGAGCTAAAGCTTCTTTAGTGGGAGGTATTCTATAAAAGAAATTAATGTAAGCAACTTTTATTTTTTCATATACTTCAAAAAATTCTACTAATTGATCTTGCTCGCCTTTAGCTGTAATACCCATAGAACTTTGTTCTGTGGTATCATTAAAACCAAATAATTTTTGATCTTGAGCGCCTAAAGGTCTTCTTGTAAAGTTATTCTGCTGATTTTCATCACTTGATGATTTATTAATTTTTCTTTTATGATCTGGAAATAGTTTTATTAAATGATTTTTAGGCAATATTTTTCTTATCATTATAAAAGCAGCATCTGAAAAAAGCATATCTCTTGACTTAGGATCTACATAAATATCAAATGGCTCTGGTTGCTGTATGATTACTTCACCCATTCCATTATCCGCATCTCTATCAACAGATACTAATAAATATCCTAATCCTTTTGTTACGGCATCATTTATAGCATTATTATATAAAGTGCTTCCTTTTGAATTAGCCCATATATAGTCAGTTAAATCTGAAAGAACTGCTGCTAAATCTGTATCGCTTCCTTCAACGCCAACAGCTTGCCATCTAGGACTACTTGCTGTAGCATAGAAGTTTAACATTTCAACAACAGGAAGAATCCTATTAATTGTAAAAGTAGGCATTCCTTGTTCTTCTAAAGATGTTTTTTCTTCCAATGTCAATTGAGAATCATGAGAAAATTCATAACCTTTTTGATTGATATTTTCCCATTGTTTTCTACTCCAGCTATTTGCTAGATTATATAATTGTCTTACTTCATTTGCTCTTTTTTGTTTTGCCATTATTTATCCTTTATTATTTCAAAATGTGGGAAATCATCAAATCTATTATCTTTAACTTCAAAGTTCATATTCCAGTCTCCTCCCCACCGAAGAGTAATACCCATCCTAGCAGCCAGCCCAAGCACGAACCCAGCAAAAAGTGTCTGGCGCTCTCTGTCAGCCCAATCCACGGGGTAAGGAGTAACATCAACAGCACGACTAGGCTTTGAATTATGCCTACCTTTAGGGTAATGAACTTTAGTCTTTCCTTCTTTGAATAATCTTTCTTGTCTTTCTTCATTTCTGTGTCCTTCCAAAATACTGCAATCAACATATTTAATTACTTCATTAAAAACTTTTTGCAATCTCTCATCGCATGTTGAAAGTCTTCCTTTAGATGTTTTGCTATACTTGTACATTATCAGATTCTCCTTGATTGTCTATATTTGCAATTTCAGTACCTACATCAAATAATCCTTTTTGATCCAAAACTTCTTCTCTTCTATAAGTATTTCTTATCATATCTATTGCTTCAGCAGGTTGATCATATTTAGTATCCCAGTAATCAATGTTATAATTAGGTGGATCTAAATCATCTCCTTTTACAAATCTATCTGAATTCAAATCATGCATAAAGGCTGAAGGCCAACTTTCTCCTTCTCCAGGCACTTCTATCCCTGCTTCAAAAGCAGCTTTATAATCATAAAAATGATTAGCATCGTTAGGATCAATAGGTATATCATGTATACTTAATGCTTGTGACCACCATTCTTCAAATGTCATACTCTCTCCTTTTATTATAATGTTTCTTCAAATTCTTGGTCCAATCTATTAGCAAATGGATCTTGGTTGATATTAAATAGGTCACTTAATTCTCCAAATGATATCGGATTAGTTTTTCGTGGAGTATATGGGGTAGTATTAACAGCGCTTTTATCAACTCCAAATGCTTCAGAAAACCAACCTTCCCCAGTTCCAAATTTACCCATAAATTGATCCTCACCTTTTCCTATTTTCGAAAGCCAGCCTTCTCCAGTTCCAAATTTAGACATAAAACCATCTTCTTTTCCAAACAATCCTGTACCTGACTTTCCTGCTTTTGCAGCTGCTCTATTTCCTCCTATAAATTTACTTGCTGCTGATATAAACGACGAAAGATTTCCTACAGTAGATATGTCTATATTTTTTTCCTGCTGTATATTTTTTTCCATCTCATCATATAAAGATATCGTATTACTTAAATTCATTTTTCTCCTATGCTGTTACCCAGCTTTTAGCTTTTTTCTTTTTCTTATACCATCCATCTTTTGATTCTCCAAGCCCTGTTGGAGGATGTGCATACTTACAAGCATAAGCTAAAGCATCTATAGTATCATCATGAGCCATACGTGGCCCAAATGTTGCAATTTCTCTATGCAAATCATATTGCGTTTTTTTAATATGTACCTGCCCAACTGAAAAACGTTGAGCTAAAATCTCTTGTATTCTATCTCTCTTGCTCATTCTATTACCAGGCTTCTCTTCTTTAAATGGAATAATAAATTCATTCCTTCTACGCATCTCTGCTCTTATAGCTTGAAATACAGGCTTACTCATCGAAGTGTCTTCAATTGTAAACAATGTTGGTTTATAAAACTTTGCATAATCAAATACATAATCTACTATTCCTTTTTTTCCTGTTCCAGGTATTCCAAGTACTGGAAGCGTTCTATCTCTAATATAGTCAATAACATATAAATTATTATCAGGAGTAACAGCTACAGCAATAATAACACTAAAGTCAGAATTTCTTCTAGCTGAATCTGTTGCTGGATCCACTCCTACAAAAATATTACAAGGTTTAGGATCATCTCCATCTGGAACAATAAAAGTTAAACCATTATCAGCATCTTTAATAAACTGTCCATCCCAGAATTTTATATGTTCTCTTGTAAAAATAGAATCTTCTTCTGATTGAACTTCCATCATATATTCTTGATAGAATTTTTGAGGAGTTCCAGAATCTTGATAAAACTTCTTTTTTCTTTCCATTTCCTTATGACCAAACCATGAAGGCCATAAAACAGAACCATCTTCTAGTAAAGCTTTATATGTAATTACTTTCCAGCTATAATCTTCTTTTCGTTTTTTAGATTGATCATATCCTGTTAGAATTTTTTGTATAAATGAGTCAAAATGCACTGGAGTTCCGTTTATTCTAAGTCTACCTGTTTTCGGTTCCAAGGCAGGAAATACGACTGCTGTAACAAGATTTGAGATCTTTGATCTAGACTCTGGCGTGACCGTATTGTTTTCATCTTCAAAGTCATCAAGCACAATAAGATCATAACGCTTATGCAACTTGGCACCACCACGAATACCAGAAAGATTAGATTTACTAATAAGTTTGCAACCATTTTTAAGCTCGATATCATCTTCTGTCCACTTCCTTCCTTTTAAATCACCAAAGTAATATTTTACCCTATCATTAAATTCCAAATGATATTTAATATAATCAAGATTAGGTACGGAAATCTTAGAAGATGCAGCCACCCAACCATAAAATAATGGATCGTTATGAGAAAAAACAAAGTCATGTAATATATTGCATTTAGTTAAAACTGTCTTTCCATGACCCCTAGGAAGAATAACTGCTAACTGTCTTACTGATCTATTTGATACTGCATCTGCTACTTCATAATGAAAGAAAGGCGTTTCAGAACGCATAAAGTCATCTTTCAAAAATAACTTGCCAAATGCAATTAAATCGTTATGAGCAAGACGGAGATCATCTTCCATTTTGCTTACATTATTTAAATTAACATTAGACAATTAGTCTCCAATCTAGTTATGTATATTAATAAATATAGTTATCAATATCAAATATTATTCTATATATTGGCCTTCTTCATCGAGTCTTTCTTTAAATCTAAAGGGTTCTGGTTCTCCAGCATGATAACTTTTAGATACATTAAGGGGATTAACATCTATAGAACTATGCCCTTCAGGATTATCAATGCTAGGCCAATATTTCATTTGTGATAATAAAAAATCCATTCCCATTTTAGTATCATTTCCAAAAACTCCATCTACGGCTATTTTATCTTCTCCATACGCAAATTCATTAATCATCTTTTGAAGACTAGTAACAGATTCCGAATTATTAAAATCATCCTTTAAAAATTGAAATCTTAGTCCTATATCTTCTATTTGTTTTAATTCTTCTTCAGTTGCCATTATTTTCCTT